GGTGTAGCACCGAAAATCCGAAATTTTCGACCTACCCCCCTGATATCATTGAAGAATTAGCAAAACGGCATCAGCGTACCATCGAAGCGGCATAACGATACCATCAGCTAAGTGACGCTTATCCTCTTACCATCATGCTTGTTCCATGGATGATCGGGATCGAGCGGTGTCCCATCGACCGAGCAACCATGAGCACCACGTCCATGCTCCCTGTTGTGGCATCGACTGCACAAGGCCTCGAGGTTGAACGGATCGTAGGCTAGTCCTGGTGCATGGTTGGTGGGGATGACGTGATGGACATGGGCCATGTACTTGGCCTGATGCATGTCGGTGTTGCACCGAGCACAACGATAGCCGGCATCGAGCAGGGCTTGCTTGCGTGCTACATGACGCCAGCGTGCTTTCTCGTATAGGTGCCTGGGGTGAGGGGCCATAGCTGAAGCCCACCTTTCGGGAAGGTGCGGGTCCGGCGTTTTGCCGGTGTGGCCGGTTCGCGCTTAGAGCCTCGTCCTTGGCACAGCCTTGAACTGGGAAACCCTGACCACGTCGATGCTACATCTGGGCAGCACCGAACAACCGGGACGCTATACCCAGAAGGAACCGCCTAGCAAGCCCGCTGGTGCGTTTTTCCTATTGTACCCTTGGACAGGTAGCGGCTTGGCGGCAAAACGCATGGGCGGGCACGGCAAGCCCGGCGCGGGGCATCTCAGACTGCCGCCACCATGTCGATCGGCAACGTATGCCGGATCATGCCGAACAGCACCTCGACCCTGCCGCGCGCATCCACCCGGTCCACTGACGCTACCAGACCGGAATAGATCCCGCCATCGTCGACCCGAACGCTTTGACCCGGTTTCAGGTTGCTGGCGAAGTATCGGCCTCGGCGTGAGGCTGTGATGAACTCGTCGAGCTCCTGCTGCTGCTTGTCGTAGATCGCCAGTACCGCCTCGTGCGGCAGCGTCACCGGATCGTCACGCTCGTTGCGCAGGAAGTCGCGCACGCCATGGACGCCGAGGATCGCGTCGGTGTCGGCGTCGCCCTGGCGCACGAAGCCGTAGGACGGGAACATCGGCCGCACCACCAGCCGGGTGATCTGGCGTCCGCGGTGGACGCGGCCGGTCCGGATCCGGCGCCGCAACACCGGCGTGAACATCTCGATCCCGAGCAGGTGCAGCCGCCAGACGGTGGTGATCTCTTGCTGGGAACCGGTGAGGACGACGTACCATGGTTCCATTTCTTGCTTCCTTTTTTGCTTTGCAACATAGAAACGGAATTTCCTTTTGCTCGCCTGGTCGCCCGCAGTCCCAGTAATCCCTAGAGAGGGATGCTTCGCGCATCCTCTATAGGGTTACAAAGGGAGCGCGCGAACACCCATGCGCGAAGCATGCGCGAAGGTGCGCGAATGTGCTCATAAAAATCCTCTTGCAATGCGGTAAGCTAACTTGGAACTCGGCCCGTAAGGTTGCGCTGCAACCTTGCCGGCGGTCATCAAACGGTCGAGCGCATCGGCCAACTGGTCTTTTGACACCCTCGCCGATTTGGCCTCTCTGGTCTTTGCGAACACGGTCGGCGCGTAGTTGTTGGAGGTTCGCTTCGGGCTGAAGTTGTCACCCTTGGCTGTTCCCTTGTCGAGCAGTTCCAGGAACAGCCCATCCACCGCCACATGCACCGCCGCCTGTTCCGGCCCGCTCGGTACCCGCGTCGGCACGAACAGGCCGTTGGCCCATTGCAGTTCGATCTGCTCGGCAAGGGCGCTGTAGTTGCTTTTCATGAACTCGAGCACGCGCGTGCCGGGATCGTCGTCGTTGTCATCGTCCTTGCCCTGGACGTGCATGTAAGCCCGAGCCCGCACCGAATTGTGCCACTGGGTGGATCCTGACAACCCGGTCTTGCTGGCGATGCCGGTCAATGACGGATGCGCCGACATGATGACGTAGCCGTTGGCGGCGATCGCCAGCTGTCGCATCAGCGCAACAAACTGCCGGACATGGCTGCGGTCGATCTCGGATCCACCGAACACGTCGGCGACGTTGTCGATCACGGTACAGACCGGCTGGACTTCCTTCACCTCGGCCAGCAGTTCGCCATACAGCGGCGTTGCCACCATACGGCCCTTGCGGTCGAGGCCGGCCAATAACGGATCGGCGCCGCCGTCGACCAGGGGAAACAAATGCAGGCCCTCGGCGACATCACCAAACGAAGCGTTGTAGCTCTTGAGCACCGGCTGCAGTCGGCGCACCAGTTCGGCCTCGTTGTCCTCGCAGTTGATCAGCACGACGGGCCCCTGCTCGGGCACCGAGCGCAGCCAGTCCTTTCCGAGCACATGCGCCGCCGCCAACTGCAGAAACAGGATCGACTTGCCGATCGCACCCTCGCCGGACATCAGCGCGACGTTATGCCGGGGAAAGCGGTCGCGGACGCCCCACTCGCGTTCCGGGATCGGCTCGGTGTCATAACGCGCGATGTTGACGCGGACCAGTTTCGGCAGTGGCGGCGGTATATAGGCCGGCTCCGGATCGGGTAGCCAGGCCGGCGGCGGCTGTTCTTCCAGCAACGGCTCGGGCAGGACCAGTCCATCGGCGACGAGGGTTTCCACCGCCTCGCGGCCGCCGAGCTCGTCGACGAGCTCGTGCATCTCGGCCCGCTCGATCAGCGCCTCGGCGATCAGGCCGCGCGGTGCGCCCCTGGCGATGAACATCGCGCCCTCGGCGACGCAATTCTGGAACACGACCGATCGGCTGGCTGCCCCGTTGGCCGATGTCGCAATCATTTTCGCCCACAGCCGAACGCCCTCGGCAAAAACACCGAGACCTGGCGGGTCAACGCTGTGGACGTATTCGCTGGGCATTAAACCGCCTTCTTATTGTTGGATGTGGGCGCCTCCCTGCTCCTCGATCGCATGACAACTGCGATAGACCAGCCGCGCGGCGTTCTCGAACTCCATCAAACTACAGGGCATTCTTGCGGCCATGATCAGGCGCATCGCGGTTTCCATCAGGCTGTGGGCAATAATGCCGGTGGTTTCATGCATCGACAGCGTCCCCGCTTCCGGTACCTGGCTCATGGCGATGTCGATCCCCTCGGCGACCTCGACCTGAAGTGAGCAATAAAGCCGCTCGCCGGCGAACACCTGCTCCATCGTCCAATCGCTCGCCGTCACCCCGTCGCCATTGACCAGCATCAAACCTCGCTCCCTTCGTTTCACGTGAAATTACCCCTTCAGCCGGTCGACCACGGCACCGACGATCGACGACGGCGCGCCCTGGCCGTCGCGCGTCATGGCGTGGCCGATGGTTTCCAGTTCCACGCCATGCTGCAGGCATAGAGACAGCAGCACAGCCCCGTCGCGCGCGATCGCCTCGACCTGTTCGCCCGACCGGCCGCCATTGATGAACACCTCGCCAGGCTGATCGTCAGCGTAGTAGCCGATCGTCACGGTGTGGTCGCGCAACAGCCCGCCGAACGAGACCTCGAACGTCTCGGCCCGGCGGCGCAAAGGCAAGGGGCGGCGGCGGGTCATGATTGATTTCCTTCAGAAAAACCAAAACGCGGCCATCATCGCCAGAATGAACATCAGCACACCCTGCAACGCACCCCACCAGCCCGATTCGAGATACCACCACACCGTGCTGACGGTGCCGAGGGTGCCGACCAGCACGTCGACGATGCGGACGACGAGCTGGCCGCGCCGATACAGCACCACGTTGAGAAAATCGCCGAAGTCGTCGGCCCACCTCGCAACGCGGTGCGGTATCTTGATCTGCATCAGGCGAGCCTCAATTCGCCGCCGCCATCACGCCGCCGGCGAAGGCGGTTCATGCCGAACAGTGCAAGACAAGCCGCGAGCAGGCCCGGCAGACCGGCGCCGACGATCGGACCGGGGACCCCCGCGGCCGGTTCGATGAAGAAACTATCGGGTCCGTCGTTGAGGCCGGACATCCGCGCGACGAACAGGATGGTATCGCCGGAATTGACGCCAGAGAGCGTGAAGCCCGACAGCGTGTAATCCGGGAAGCCGGTGCCGTTATTCAAATCAGGAACATTGCCCGCGGTGCCGCCGGTGTAGGACGCCAGCACCGTGTGCGTGGTCAGGTCCAGCATGTAGAAGCTGTTTAGGGTCTCGGCCTGGTTGGTGGAGTTGATGTCGACGCCGATGGAGAAACCAAGATTGCCCAGCGTTGCGCCGTTCGCCAGCAGGAACGTCAATAGCGGCGAGCCGCTGCCGATGGTGTATCCGGTGGCGAAGGTGTTGTCGGCGAGTGTGTTCCTACCGCCATTGCCCTGATCGGAGAACGCACTGATAGTGGTGAGGTTGCCTGCGTTGGAATAGTCGTTATAGCCGAAGCCGGAGGGCTGTTGCGGCTGTGTCGCGCCGCAGATGATGCAGGGCGCGTTCAGCGGCTGGTTGCCGTCTGGCACCGTGGCCGCCAGCGTGGCGTTGCCGGAATTGGTGGTGTTCCAGTCGACGCCACCGAGGGTGACGAAGGTGTCCGCGCTGGCCGGCGATGCAATCGCAATTGCCCCCACCGCAATCGATGAAAGTAAAAGTTTTTTCAACATGCGTCTCTCCTGTCTTTTCTTGGTGCGATGGCGCACCGCGGAACGCGGCATATCCGCGCTCTGCGATGGGTCAGGCGGCGCAAAGGTAAGGGGCGGCGGCGGGTCATTCTGTTCCTTCTCAAAAAGTAGGCGGCGGGACTGACATACCGCCGCCCCAAGTTGCCGCTCTCTAAGCCGCGGTTTGCTCAACGAGCGAAACAATGCCTTGCTTGACAACTGCCTTTGGCCGATGCTTGACCCCGAGCCGCATGATCCGCGTAACCTGTGGCTTCTCGCGCTTCTTAGGAACATGCTTGCCGGCTTTGATGCGAGCGGTGCGCGCTTTGTTGAGTTTACTACGCGCGGAAAGCGTGCGGCCGTTTGTTACGGCGGATAGCTCGATCATTTGTGTTGTTGCGCCTTTATGCGTTTCAAAATAATCGCGCACCCGCGCAGCCTGCGCATTGATGGTAAAATGCATCGCATGTGCCGCGCGCAGTTTAGTGCCTTTGAAGATGATGTAAGCATCTCGACCGCTGCCGATGTAAGCGGCTTCGACATGGCGATCGCGCTTTGCCCCCAGCGCAATCAGACACTGACCTGGATCACCAACCTCCGCTCGACGGCAATCCGATTTGTAAACTGTGATCGCATAACTGTGCGTTGCCTCATAAAGCGGATACTTGGTACCGTCGCCCGCCACATAAAATCTTCTCCTACTCCTCGTTGTCATGACACAGTCTCCTCGATTGCGTCGGCGCTTTCCATTTCCAATAGCTCCTGCGCCAACTGGTTTAATTTGAAGCTATTGCTTTCAGCGAATTGTCTCAGACAAAACTGACTGTCGGGATTGAGGTCGGCATAATGCCGATCCATCCAAGTATGAAGTTGGGTGATGTAACCATCGACAAACTTGCTGAGTTTGCCGACCATGGCGTTGACTTCGGCAGAGAGTGGCGCCGGTGGTTTTTTCTTTTTCGTTTTTGCCCGCGCCTTTTCCTCGGCAACAGCTTCCGCAACATCCTTGTGCTTCTGTCTGCCCTTAGATTTTTTGACCCTATCAACTGCGGCTTTTGGCGTTGATGGTGAGGCAAGCAGATAGAGGCTACTCACGGACAGATCATCCAAATCCGCAAAGTTTGCGGATTTGCTCATCTTATTGATTTGTATAAAGTTTTGCGCTGTGCGCTCCTGCCATCCAAATTCCCGATCGAGCCACGGCAACCACCCCCCATGGCCAAGTATTTTTTTGCATTCAATGAGCCGACCGCCGATCTCGACGACATGAGCGACCGTTTGCTTGCCGAGTTTGCGGATCGCGTTCGCGTGCTTGGTCAATTCCGGGGAGCTGATTGATTGTCCCATCACTGCACCTCCACCCCTGCCCGCACGACGCCCCAGCCCTTTAGAATTTCGATGGCATCCCTGAAGCCATCGGCAACCTCGAAACTGTGGCCGGCCGCGCGCAGAAACTCGGCCAGTTCCTCCTGCTCGTCGGTCAGCCGGTTGCCGCGCCGCTTCATCTCGAGGAAGCAGACCCGACCGCTGAGGTGCATGAAAATGAAATCCGGCCAGCCCGCGACCGTGCCCATCCGCTTCAGCCTGGCAGCGGTGACCTTGTTGCGCAGTTCGCCGAGCGGGATGTGCGTGTAACGCCAGCCGGTCAGCTTCCAGCGCCGGATCGCATCGGCGACCGCGCATTGCAACGCGAATTCCTTTGCCGGCGGCGCCCTGGTCCCGCGCTGCCGCTTGCCCTTGAACAGGCTGAGTTGCCCCGTCATCACGCAACTTCATCGTCGGCGAGGATGGGCATCACGCCGAGTCTCTGCACGTTGAATTTCTTCGGTGCCAATTGCTCGCGCGTCACCCTGCCGCCGGTCGCAACCTCGATGCGAATGGCGAGCTCGGCCGAAATCCGGCCGCTATCCTTTGCTTTCCAGATCGCGTTTTGCGTATAGCCGATCGCGCGCGCGAGTTTGCTCTGGCCGCCTGCAAGCCTGATAGCGCGTTCCAGCGCGCGTTCCGCATGGGTAATAGACATTTGCACGAACCCCGAGAGATCGATGATCCCTGCCGCCGTGGTTCGGTTCGACAAAAAGGGATTGTCGGGTTGGAAACGTCAACCAATAAAAATTATTTTTCTGCAACACGATAACGGGTTTGGTTGTTGCACGCGCTGTTCGCGGCATTGCAACCTGCGTCGATTTCAAAAACGCCATTTTGGAAAAGTCAAACGTCATAAAACCTTTATCAACAATTTTGCCTATAGCCGCAGCTATAGATCGCGCATGCCAGATTTTCCCGATTCACCTTGTTTCAAGGGGTTTAACCCCTACAACCGCAATAAGTCGCCCCGGTTGACAAAGGCTTTTTGACGAAGACCTAAATGCATTGTTGCAAAGGAGACCGTGGCCCCGCGACCTGGGAGATGCCAACAATGAAAGCCAGAAAGTCCGCGAAGAAGTCCGCGAAGAAACAGGCTTCCGCCGTCAAGACACCAGCCGTCAAGAAGTCCCGGCCGCGCTCATTGAAGGCCGGTCGCTAAACCAACCGAACGCCAACTTCCTGCAACTGCCTGGCCGGTGACGTCGCGTCACTGGATGAGGAAAGGCTTTGCTATGCTGACCGCCGAGCAACTTCGGTTGCGCGAACCCTTCGACGTGACCGGCTCGTTCATGCCGCCGCTGTGCGAAGGCAACGGCGCCCGGATCAACCGCCAGTTCCGCGAACGCACCGGCCTGCCGGTCGAGCCGATGGTCGAGACCTGGCCGATGAAGTTCGGTTCGTTCAACGAACCGCTGGTGCTGGACCATCACGAAGAGAAAACCGGCCACGCCATCACCCGCCGCGGTGAAGTGGTAGCGCATCCGCAGCGGCCGAACGTCGGCGTCACGCTGGACGGTTTTCGCGAACAGGACAACTGGATCATCCAGGTGAAATGCTGCGGATCCTGGCAGTCGCTGCCGCACATCCTCAACTATTACACATGCCAAGCCTGGCTCGAAGCCGAGTGCACCGGTGCCGCCGGCGCATCGTTGCTGATCATGCATGGCGGTGGCGAGCCGGTCGAGTACCCGATCCACACTGACGACGCCTATCGCACCGCCGTCTATGCGCGGATCGATGAATTCCTCGACTGCGTTGCAAATTTGGTCGAGCCGTATCCCACCGTGATCTCGCCGATCGTACCGCCCGAAAAGTGGCGGCGGATCGATCTGATCGAAGACGACGATCTGCCGAACTGGGGCACCGAAATGCGGGTGCTGCTGCAGGCCTGGGACGGGACGATCGAGGCGGCGAAAGAGAACGTCGCGATCACAAAGGCGATCAAAGAGATTTTGCCCGACGACGTCGGCCGCGTCACCTACGGCGCCAAGATCATCGCCCGCGCCAGGAGCGGCGCCGTCTCGATCAGGCGCGCCAAAGTCGATCGGGCCGGCAACGTTTTCACGGAGGAATAATGACCGACGTCGAGAAACTGCTCACCCTGCACCATCTCGCCACCGAACTCGGTGCCCTCGAGCAGGCGCCTGAATACCAGTTCGCCGGGATCGGGGATCTCGACCTGATCAAGGCGGTGGCGATCGACATCTACCGGATCGACGGCGACTGGAACGAGGCCGACACGCTGCAGCGCGTTCATGCCTACAAGATCGCCCACACTGCCATCACCAGTTTCGTCCGCCAGATTTTACGGAGCGCAGCATGAACCAGGTCACAACTGTCGACCCACTCACTAACCTCAAGCTGGCGGAGGCGTTTGCCGGTGCCACGCTGGTGCCGGAGGTTTTCCGAAAAAGTGTTGGCAACTGTCTGATCGCCATCGATCTCGCCAATCGCTACGGCATGAATAGTTGGTCGCTCATGCAAGAAATGTACATTATCAACGGCCGGCCGATGATGAGCGGCAAACTGGCAATAGCCATCCTCAATAACTCGCTCGCAGAGCCGCTGCGGCCGGAATATTCCAGCGAAGGCGATGACCGCACCATCACGTTGACCGGACGCCTGCAAAACGAGGCCGCAGCGCAGTCCGTAAAACTCAAGGTCAGGGATGCGCGGACCGCGAACGAACAATGGAAAAAGAACCCGGACCAGATGTTAATGTACGCATCGGCCCGAACCTGGGGACGCCGGTTCGCGCCCGACATATTGCTCGGCATTGTCTTTGACGACGAGGAGATTCCCGGCGTCACCGCGCCGGCCTCGCCGCCTGCCGCATTGGCACCCGCGCCAGGACTGAAGCCGCAAGCACCGCCGCCGCACGATCCCGAGACCGGCGAGATCAAGCCGCCTCATGAGATCGAGGTTCTATTCGACGCGAATGACCAGCCCGAGACGTTTGTGGAGTGGGGCAAGCGCTTCCTTGACTACGTCAAGACATCGGACACCGTTGCCCAGATGGCCGCCTGGAATGAATTGAACGCCGACAAGCTGGTCGAGATCAAGGAAGCCGCCCCCAAGGTCTACACCAGGCTGGATGCCGCCATCAATGCCCACCGGATCCGGCTCGAGGCCACCTGATGGAACGGGTGCCGATGATCGTGCATGGCATTGCCCTGCATTCCGGCGGCGCCGAGGCGACCGCGGTGCTGTCGCGGTTGAAGACCGGCCAGCGCGTGCAGGTCGAGATCTACCAGGAGCGGCCGAAGTTCCTGTCCAACCGGGCGGCAAAAGTGTTCGAGCTGATCGGCCAGGCCAAGGGGATGCGCGTGCGCAACGTCCGCGGCTGGATCGCAGTCGGCACCGGCCGCGCCGACCTGGTCGACATCGGCGGCGGCAAGGTGACGGCGATCCCGCACGGCACCGGCCCGCGCGACATGGATGGCGATCAGTTCGAGATGTTCTGGCAGGACGCGGTCGAGTTCATCGAGCGCGTGATCTTTCCAGGGATTTTACCGGAGCACCGCGAGTTGATCGCGCCGCTGCTCTGGATCGAAACCGGCGAAAGCCGGCCCGCACCCGCGCCGTTCTGAAAAGCCCACCCCTGCCGTCGTGGCAGGACGGCGCGGTGTTGCGGGAGGAGGCGATGATGGGACGGGAAGAATTTTCGGTGTGGCAGTATTTCTCGGATCCCGAGCAGGCGCCGGAATGCGTCCGCCGCTACGTCTCGGCCGAGGAAGCCGTCAAGGCCGCCTGCCACTACACCACCTCGGTCGGCGCCAGATCCGGCTTTGTCGAGCGCGTCATCATCACCGACGGCGGCGACTGCACCGTGTTCGATTGGCGCAAAGGGATCGGCGTGATCTGGCCGGAAAAACTTGAACCCGCAACCGAAGGAGATCCGCAATGACCATCACCGACATCGAGCCGGCTTCGCACAACGAAAAAATGCGCGAGGCCATCAAGAAGGTGGTCGGCGAGCTCGCCACCGACGTGGTCAGAAACCTGAAGGATCTGCGCCGCCAGATCGACGAGCTCGAGCAGCTCGTCATGACCAACGCCGAGCGCGTTTCCGGCTCGCTCACCGAACACGCCAACATCTGCGGCGAGGTGCAGCAGGAAATCGTTCGGTTAAACGGCGTCGTTGCCACGATGCGCGCCAACCAGAACGAAGCAACCCAGGTGAACGGCCATGGCAGCAACTGAGAAGATCATCACCGCCGCCGACAAGTTGAAGTGCGCGGAGCGCGAATTGAAACAGCGTTATCGCGTCTATGCGCGGCTGGTAGACAAGGAAAAGATGACCCAGCAACAAGCCGACCGCGAGATCGAACTGATGGAAGAAATCGCCGCCGACTATCGGGCTTTGGCCGAAAAAGAACGGCTGCTTTGACCCAAGTCTTTGAAATCGCGCAGTTTTACCTATAGCCATAGCTATAGATTTATTAACGCAAATCAGGGTAAATGTGATGGTGCGTCGCCGTTCCAGCAAGGCGGTAATCAGGCCGCTGGATCCCTCTGATCCGCGAAACCTGGATCATCCGTCCCACAAGGAACAGTGGCTGGCACTCGCCCGCGCGCTGGGGCGGCTGGACGCAAGGCGAGATTTTGAAGCGCTTCGCAAGGGGGAAAGAATTGGCCAAACTTCAGCTCGTAAAACCAAGCCCGGTCCTTAGAGGCGCGATCTATGCGCGCTATTCCAGCGACGTGCAGAACGATCGTTCGATCGAGCGGCAAAATGCCGATCTGGAAAAAGCGGCGCCGCGGCTGAACATCGGGCTGAACAAACGGCTTTACTTTGAGGACCGTGGCCAGTCGGCAACGACGCTGTTCGATCGACCCGGTCTGACCCGCGGCCTGCTCGGCGCCGTTGAGCGGGGTGAGGTTGATGTGGTTCTGGTCGAGCATACCGACCGGCTGGCGCGCAAGGGCGCAGACAGTTATTGGCTGTTCGAGCAATTCAAGTTTTACAACGTCAAGGTCTACACGCTGAAAGGCGAGGTCACCGACATCCAGCTCGCCTTCGAGAGTTACCAGAACCAGGCCGACAGTGAAAAGACCAGCTTCCGCGTCCATAGCGGCCACAACGATGCGGCGCGCGAGGGACACGTCACCGGACCGTGCGCCTATGGCTATGTGGATGTGATCGGCAAGCCCGGCGAGAAGAACACAAACCCCGGCGAGGCGGAAATCGTCAACCGCATCGTGCTTGAGATGGCGAGCCGAAAGCCGCCGAGGCAAATCGCCTTCGACCTGACCCGCGACGGCATCCCTGCGCCGAAGGGCGGTCCGTGGACTTTCCAGACCGTCGTCAAGATCCTGCAAAATGAATTGTACGTTGGCGTGTATGTGCGGAACAAGGTCCGCAAGATCCGGAACCCCAACACCGGCAACCGTGTCCCGCGCCCGTCGGCGCCCGAGGACATCCTCCGCGTTGAGATGCCTCGCCTGCGCATCGTGGATCAGGATCTATGGGACGCCGCGCAAAAAGTCCGGCAGGATCGCGCCCACACCTACGGCGGCAAGCGAGGAACTGAGCGCGGAACGACGGCGCGCAAACTGCACCCGTTCGCCGGCTTGTTTCGCTGTTCCGACTGCGGGGGAAAGATGATCATCTGCGGCTCGGGTCGAAACGGCGACCGCTCGATTGCCTGCTCGGCCGCCTGGTGGAACAAGAGTTGCTCGCACGGGAAGAGCTACAGCCTGAGGCGGCTAACCAGGCACGCGACCGAAAAAATGCACGCCCACCTGACCGACCCGGACTTTGTCAAGGAACGCGCCAGGGAGCGGGAGAAGGAACTGATCCGCCTCGACCGGGAAGTCAACGGCGAGCGCACCGCCGCGCAGAGGGAACTGGACCGGGTCGACCTGCGGATGAAAAAGATCGTCCGGCTGATCGAGGACGACGAAGGCGACGACGTCCCGGCGGAAGTCCAGGCGAGGTACAAGGATCTGCGGATCGAACAGCGCGGGCTGCAGCAACGCATCGCGTTGCTTGACGCCTCGTCCCATGCGCCGCTGCTGCCCAGCGCCGTCAAGGCGCTGGCGAGGGATGTCGACACCCTGCACACCATGCTGCTCGACAATCCCGATGACCCGGCCTGCCGGATGGCGCTGGGTAATCTGATCGAGCGGGTTCTGGTTCACCCCAGTGGCTACAAGGAGGGTTATGACGTCAGCCTGTACGCCCGGCACGCGGCCTATTCCGGCACCCTGCCGCTGTTCCCGCAAGCCCGCGATAATAATCCCGTTAGAAAACAGGCACTTGCCCGTTCCAATATAGACAATGCCATTGTCCCGTCATTGCCTATATTGGAACGGATGGTCTTCCTCGGCCGCTGGCGGGAAGCGAGGGCGGCGTGATGGCTACCGCCGCAGCAGCTCGATCGGGTCCACTCCCAGCGCGCGCGCCAGCCGCTCGATGTTGTCGATCGAGATGTTGCGCTCGCCGTGCTCGACCGAGCCGATATAGGTCCGGTGCAGGTCGGCCTCATGGGCAAGCCGTTCCTGGGACAGGCCGCGGGCGATCCGCGCCGCCTTCAGGTTTGCGGCAAAACATTTCCTTAAGGATCGGTTGTTCTTGCGTGGCATGGGCGGAATTCCTCCCAGCCCGGACGCCTATCGGTCGACAGACTCTAGTAGGAGTTTTGCCCAAAAATAGGGCACGGTTGTCACTCCACAATGTAGACTTTAAGTGGCAACCTTTTGCTCGGTTGTGTATTACACCTGTTGTTAGTCTGGAAGCCAAAGCTGAGTGCCATTCCCGCTTGCGCCGTCGGGACCGGCGCCAGGCGTCTTGCGGCGCGTCGAGGAGGGGTCGATGATGACTCCGCTCCTCAAGGCTGCGTTGGGTGGTGCTGCGTTGTGGTCGGTGATGTTGATCGCCGTCACGGAACGCGATCCCCCTCGCCCTCAAGCCAGCGTCCCCGATCCAATTGCGGAGCGCTGGCCACCCGAACCCGAACTGCTGCGGAAAGCCGACCGACTTCCTCTGCCCCCAGTCGAGACGGTCGCCGCAACGGTGGAGCCGGCGGCGGAGCCGCCTTCGTCGCCGGCGTTCATCCCACAACCCAAACCCCGCGTCAGGACGATCAGCCACCACGCCAGCCTCGACGTCTGCACCCGTCACGGCATGCGCAAGGTGACGACACATGGCGGCCGGTCCTGGCGCTGCCGGAGGTCCGCATGAAAAAAAGGGAATGGAGAAAGGCCGAGGCCGAGAAGCTCAAGCGGGCCAAGTTGAAGAAGGCCACGACTGTTGCAAGCGGCAAGTACCCTCTCGGCGGTGTCGAAAAGACGCGCCGCCACAAGCCGCCACCGGTCACGCTGGCAAGCGCGCGGACATTGCAGAAACTGATCGACGAGAGTTAGCAGGGCTATTTAGTTTTGATCTTCAGCGTCACCGTCTGGTCCATGATGCGGCCCTCCACGGTGTTCACCCGATTAAGCACGTCATAGACTTCGCCGGTGGTACCCGACGACAGCCAGATCGTGGTCGAGCTATCCGACATTTCCTCGTTATCGCCGACCAGGCCATCCGGAACGAACCATTCCGAGGCTGAGATCACGTCGGGACTAGTCAGCCGTGGTGACCAGTCGATGTTGTAATCCAGCAGTTCGTCTTCGTCCTTGTCGCTCCATTTGGGAAACGCCATGGATTTCTCCCTTCGCTTGTATGGTTCTGAATTCCTCGATCGCCAACGCGACGCGGCTTTCCACCGGCACGGCGATCATGCGCCGTTCGGCAACGGCCTGCGCGATGCGTGTCTCCGCCATGACCTGGACGATGCGATCCTCGGCCACGGCCTGCACGGTCCGATCGGAAATCGTCCATTCGCCACCGAAGATCCGCGCCACGTTGCCGGTCAGGACATAGTGGCCCGGCTCGGCGACCACGGAATGCAGACCGATCCGGTTGATGATGGCCGAACTGCCAGTCAGGGCATAGGACGCAGCGGCTGCCTGCAGCTTCCTGGCGCGGCGCAGGATGGCCGGCGTGCCGGCGATGGCATACGAACTGCCGGCGGCCGGGAGGCGCCAGTTGTAGAGCACCAGCGCCGGTTTGCCCGCCAGGGCATAGGCCCCGGCTTGTGCGGTGACGACCTTGCGCAGCCGGGCCAGCGTGACCGCCGCACCTGTCAGTGCGTAATTAGCCGAGCCGACCGAAACCTTGTAGCCGTGCCACGGTCTCGCCGGACCGCCTGTCAGCGCGTAGCTGCCGCCGATCGGCGCGAACAGTTTCAGGCTGAGCCGTGTAGAGGCATCCGTTCCCGTCAGCGCATAGGATCCCGGCGCCGCGGTGATGGTCCTGGCCGGCACATGGTTGATGGTGGCGGCAGTGCCTGTGACTGCGTAGCTCGAGGCGCCGGCTATAACCGCGTAGCCGTGCCATGGTCTCGCCGCAGTGCCGATCAGGGCATACGAACCGCCGAGCGCCGTGTGCTTCCAGGTATGCAGGACCGAGACAGCGGCACCGGTCAGCGTATAGCTGGCGCTGCCGGCGACCAGGAACTTGTTCGCAAACCTGGTGATCGTCGCGGCGTTGCCGGTGATGGCATAGCTTCCGGCCAGTGCTGCCGGCTTGTAGGTCCGCCGCATGGTGACGGCGGTGCCGGTCAGTGCATAGACGCCGCTCGCCGCCGAGACGAACTTGTCGGAGCGGATCTGGAAGTTGACGGCCGAGCCCGTCAGCGCATAGGCGCCTGGTGCTGCGCTCAGCAAGTCCCTGTGAATGACGAACGTGGCGGCATTGCCGGTCAGCGCATAGGCGGCTGGTGTGGTTGCGACGACCTTCCAGCCGTGTCGCAGATTGGCGGCTGTACCCGTCAGCGCATAGCTGCTCGAGCCGGCCGCCAGCGCCTTGTTGGCGAACTTGGTCAGTGTCGCCGCGGTGCCGGTGAGGGCATACGAACCGCTGCCGGCAATCGGCCGCCAGGCGTGCAGCACCGCTGCTGCAGATCCCGTCAGTGCATAAGAACCGCCAACCGCAGCCAGCGTCTTGAACGTGCGCTTGATGACCGCGGCGTCGGTGCCGGTGAGGGCATAGGATCCGCTGCCGGCGGCGATCGTCGACCTGTGCAGGAGATTGGTTGTAGCCGCGCCGGTGAGCGCATAAGAACCCGACAGCGCCGATGGCCGCCATTTGTGCAGCACGGCGGTGGTGCTGGCGCCAGTGAGCACGTAACTGCCGCCGGCGGCCGGCAGCGTCTTGTTGACCAGCACCGTCGCCTTGGTGACCGCCGCATCGGTGCCGGTGAGAGAATAGCTGCCGCCGAGCGCCACCGGCCGATACTTGTGCAGCAGCGCGGTGGTGGCGGCACCCGTCAGCGCATAGTTGCCGCCAACCGTGGCATCGATCCGCGACTTGTGCAGGACGTTGGTCGTCGATGCGCCCGTGAGCGCGTAACTCGCGCCCGTCGTCGCGTCGATCCGGCGCTTGACCAGCACCGGCGTGGTGGTGCCGGTCAGCAGATAGCTGCCGCCACTCGCCGTCAGCGGATGGTCGACCGGTCCGGTAGTGCGGACCGTGTATTCGTTGTATTTCAGTGTGCCGTTGTCATTGACGACATACGGGATAACGTAGGCGGTCCCGCGCAGGTAGATGGCCTGGTTCTTCGAGACGTTGGCGTCGGCGGCGGCCACCGTCGCCGTGAACACATCAATGCCAGATCCGAACGTCGCGCCGTTGTCGGTCGACTTCTTGACGTAGAGATCGCTGTCGGCGCTGTTCTGGTACAGCGCCCAGGCATCGGTGCCGTCGTCGGTGGCGCGGACCGGCGTGCCGAATGTGATGCTCGCCGCAGTGACAGTCGGGTTGTCGGCACTGTCCCAGCGGATCGATTGCGCCGCGGTATATCCTACATGCTTGATCGTGCCGGAACTGTCATACCGACATGCGTCCTGTACCGCGGTCGTAGCACCGGTAGAGGCCACCGTGCCCAGCACGTTGGCGCTGGTCAGGTGTCTCTGCAGCGTGTTGGTGGCGTTGTAGAATAGAAAATGCACCCGATCCGATGCGCCCAGCACCGCAATCGGGACCGTGTTGTTGACGCCAAGGCCGGCATCGACCAGGGTCTCGGTGCCGTAGGTGTTGACGCCAGTGCGTCGGCGGTAATAAACCCGCGACCACTGCGTCGAGACCTTGGTCTGCACGCCGTTGTAGAACGCGACCACCTCGCCGTTCGACCTGACAACCAGAGAGCAGCCCCAACCGGATGCCGCCGATCCGGTCAGGATCGATGCCGCCGATACCGTCTCTGTCGTCGCCAGGAACGTATCTGTTGCCGCGTCGAACGACAGATATTTTGTCGCGACCAGCGTCGCTGGCCCGGTGCCATCCTGCACCACCAGATGGATGACGTTGCCAACCTGATAGCCCGCGATGTTGAGGATGGCAGTCGTAAAGCCGGTGCGGTTGGCGATGGTAGACCACGACGTGTCCGGCGCGGTGGACTTGAATGCCTGCAGCGTGGTGGCGGTGGTGCCGTCGCGGCCGAAGAAGTAGTAGGCGTCGGAGAGGGTGACAGTTTTGTTGACGACAATCTGATAATCGCCGTTGCCCGCTGACCATGTCGTGCCGTTGTACAGCCAGAAGCTGCCACCCGCATAAACGCTGGTAGCGCCACTTGAGTTTATTTTCGGGAAATTCGAGACATCGGCGCCTCCTGTGCGCCAGAACCTGACGGCAAACGTCGCACTTGCGGAAATTGTCGGCGGTGAGGCAAACGTGAACGTAATCGCGTTGGCCGTCGCAAATCCCGTTCCCGTTATGCTTGAGCAAGGGACGTTGGCGCTGGTTGCGAGCACCGATCCGTTGGCGTCGGTGGCGGTAATTTCAGCATAAACGTTGTCAGCCGGTGCCCCGGTTATCGACATCCATACCGTGACGCTCGGTATTGTGAGCGCACTGGCACCGTTGGTGAGCGTCTGTGCGATGGCAGTCGTAGTTGTGCCGCCAGTGAGATTGGCGGCGGTGGTCGCGACGACAGCCGTGTCGATCCCGACGCCTGCATAATTCCCAGCCGCCACCTTGAACGGCCCGACAGGTGCGACCGCCGTCGAGATGCCGGTGATGGTGACGGGCAGGGCCATCTACTTCAAAAGCTCCCTGCCGCGTTCAAACAGCGGCCCGGTTGCGGTGTCGCGCTTCATCAGATCGCGGCGTTGATTGCGGGTATGACTTAGAAAATATTCCCGGCAGTCGAACATCCGGCACTGATACGGTGTGCGGCCCCAGATCGTGCAGCCGCCATCGCCGAGATAGAAGCAATTGCCGTTGGGAAGCCGGTCGAGTATCGCGACAGGCGGCTTGTCCAACCCGTCGCGATACCACGAAGCGGTGACGTACTGCGACGCGTCATCGCCCCGATCGGGCTGCATCTCCACCATCATGCTGTGGCAGCATAGCCGGCAACCGTTGCATGGCACTTCTGCGCGCAGCATTATCCCACTTCCCACATCGGCCGCTCGTCGCCGCCGCCGAGGCAGAAGCGACGATGCTGTTTGCCGCACCGGCAATGAAAGATGTAGATGTCCGGCGCGGTTTCTTCGGGGCGCGATCGCCACGCCTCGATCTCATGGTCTTCGGGATGTCGGCAGCACAACGCGATCAGCTGGTTATGCTCGAGCGCTTCCAGGAAGCGATCAGGGATCAGCCCGCGCAGCTTCCTGACCGGATGGCGCTTGCAGGCCAGCACCATGGTGACGGGACGCTCGCCCTTCAGGTTATGGTCCATATGTTGGCCCCGAAATCTAATGTGAGCGTTTCGCCTGTCGCCACCGTGAAAACGCTCCCGTAATCCCACGACGCCCACAGATCCTTGGCCGTCGCGGTGGAATCATAGATCGAGACGTAGCGCCCGGTGGTCGACGCGCCGAGGTTGCCGCCCGATGCCGTCCACACCACGTCGGTGCCGGTCGCGGTGACGGTGCCGCCGGTCCGCGTCGAGTTGAACGTGATATCGGATCCGTCGGTGGTGTAGCCGTTGGATCCTGCGATCTGCACCAGGTCGGTCAGCACGCTGTCGGTTGCCGTGATCGGCGCGTCGGTGTGGATCACGGCTTTCCACAGGTCCGTCGTCCCGAAAGCATCGATCAGCTTGTTGCAGAGTTTTTCGATTGCGGTGTCGTATTTTGTGTACGTAGCGATGGCAGCCTCCTATTAGGTTGGATGGATCATTGTCTCACTTCACTTGCACGTCTTCCTTGTTGAGTCTTTCACGGAAACAGCGCATAGGCGAGCAGCGCCAGCAGTGTGATTGTCAGGACGAACAGCCCGACCAGAATCATATCGCGCCGGCTCAGCATCCGCGGCAGATCTTCGGTTGCGTGGTGTCGAGCGGCGGCATCGGATCGATGTTGCTACCGGTAGAGCCAAAAGTGCGGAAGGCCCGGACCTCCGCCGAGCACGCCTGAGAGCCACACCACGATGGCGATCAGGCACAGCAGCGCGACGATGATCTGGCCAAACTTGTAGACGTTCGCCGGGATCGCCCAGCCGAACATGCCGGTGATCACCCAGACGATCACGTAGGCGATCAGGCAGATGATCGCGATGTAGAGCATCAGGTTCAGAAAACTGATCAGTATGCCCATGGCTCATTCCTCCGGTTGGTCGACCGCCTGCGGCATCGGCTCGGTCATCGCTTTAACGACCTTGTCCGGCTTGCCGTCGTAGTTCTCGTCGGGAATGTTCTGGAACAGCAGGCTTTCGGACGCACGCCGCCGCACCAGGCCGGGCAACACCTTGCCGCCGCCCTTGTTCCATTTGTGGAATTCCTGCGCCGCGCCCGCGAAGTCGCCCGCGTTTACTTTTTTAAGGAGAGTTGACTTAGCAAGGTTTCCCTCTCCGCAATTGTAGCAGAACGACACCAGCGCATCGTACTGATAATCAGTAAGGGGCACCGTGACCAATCGGCGTACAGCCTTTTCAAAGCCTTCCATGTCTTCGCTGAAAGCTGCATGGCATTCTTCAGCCGTCCATCGAGTAGTTGCATCGAACTTCCTGCCGTGGTGGTTGGTGTGGCCCCAGCCGATCGTCAGCACGTTGGCCGGACAATGATAAGCTTTGTACTTGCCTTCGTGCGGCTGCAGGCAACCCTCGAAATGCTTGATCAGGTTGGCGCCGGCCGCGGTCAGCTTGCGATCCTCGTTCATGATGGCCTCCCTTCATTTGATCGGCTTTCCCAGCTCGCGGGTCATGATCTCGACGACCCGGTCGATCCGCGCCTTGTTGGCCTCGGTCTCTTTCTCGGTAACGGTGAGGCGGTTGTTGATCTCGGCCAGGTGCGGCGAACCGCGCACTTCCAGCGTGTTGACGCGGCTTTCCAGCTTGGTCATGTAAGCAGTCATCGACAGCACCGCGGCGCCGATCGCGATGAACTGCGCGATCAGGAAATAGACCAGGGTCGAGTTTTGCTTGACCCAGGATTTCAGTTCGGTCACAGGCCTACCTGGTTTCTCAACCAGGTATCGAGTGCGGCAACGGCGGTGGCGTCGGAATAGCCGGTAGCAACCCCGGACACTGCGATGGCGCCGCCCCAACTATCCGATCCATCGGTCCCCAGCGCAAAATTGCCACCCGTGGCCCAGTTGCCGCCCAGGGTCGCCGATGTGGCTGCAACCCCGTCGATGTAGATGGTGATCACACCGCTCGAACTGACGGTGCCGATGATTCGGCGCGGCGTCGAGTAGCTCATCGTCGTGCTGATCGATTGGGTGCCGTTGCGGAACAGCCGCACCTGCGGCGTGCCTGGGCTCCTGGCGATACACCAGGATTGAGCGCTGTTGTCGTCGGTGTTGCCTGGCGAGGCATAATGGAATAGCCGGGCAAAACTGCCGCTGAAGGTTTCTATTTGAGCCGCCGCAAACACGGTCAGCGTGTTGCCGGTGCCCATCGGAAATGCGGTGCTGTTGACGAACGAGCCGTTGAACATCATCGACGGGCGCGAGTTGAAGCCGGTCGCGTTATAGGTTGCCCGGCTGAGGCCGGTTGAGTTGGCCAGGTTGGTTCCGGCGCCGCTTAGATCGGCGATGGCCAGAACATTGGAGCCTGAAAGCGTCAGGCTTGCCGTCACCGCCGCATCCCACCAGCCGATCAGGCCGGTGACCGGTGGCGACCCGGCGGCCCGGCTGACATTCGCCGCAGTGCCGGTGAGACCGTAAGAACCTACGCCGGCAACTACCGCTTTCCTTGCATAGTTCAGGTTTGCGGCACCGCCGACCAGCACATAGGAGCCACTGCCAGCCGCCACCACTCTCAGGATGGTCGCTTTCCGGACCTCCGCCACCGTGCCGGTCAACAAATAATCGCCAGGACTGGCCGTGACCTTGCCGGTCGTGACCGTGCCCGTTCCGCCAGCATCGAATCCAACGAGTTGCGTTAGCCTGAGCACTCTTCAATCGTCCGTTGCGGTCGACGTGGCATAGAACACCTGGACGCCGTGCAGCCGCGCATCGATTGGCAACGTATCGCCGGCATCCGATGGCGTGCGACCGATCCGCAGCATGACCAGATCGCCCACCGCCGGCGTACCGACCGCCGTCATGGCGGCAGATTCGTCGCTGACATATTGGGTATTGGTCGTTCCACCGGTATCGACGACCGTCACAGCGGTGCCAAAGGCGCGATCCAGTGTGTCGGTGTTCGAGACGGCCACACCGGCAATCGCAAACGCCACACCGAAATTGGTTGTAGTGGCGGCGTGCGACCAGAACACTCTGAAAGCGAGAGTGCCCAGATCCCACGACTTTGGCATTGCAATATCGAACTGGGCATATTCGGCCGTGGCCGCGTCGAAGTCGAGTGTCCGCACCATATTCTTGTTAGTGGTCATCTCGACGGCGCCGATCGCCGGGCCGTTGCTGGTGCGCGGTATCATCGCCGCAGCCGGCACCCAGATGGTTTGCCGGCCGACCGCCGCAACGCCGGCCGCCACCTCCTCCAGCGCATCGGCGACATTGGACGAGGTTAGGCTCGATCCGGTTGCCGGGACGAAATCGACCGCGTCTGCACTGGTAAAGCCCCAGCCGACCGCATAGTCCGTGGTGGTGGTTTTCTTCAGGAGCTGCCCGACCGCGCCGCCACTTGGCAGCGACGAACCCGGCGTCTGGATCATCAACTGGTAATAGTCGTGACCACTGCCGTCGTTGGCGCCGGGATCAAACGTGGTGCCCGACGTATGATCGAAGGTGACGACATAGAGCCCGCCGTTGACGGTAAACGTGTCCATCACCGAATAGACGGTGGAAGGCGCCCAGGCGCCGCGATCGTGGAAGGTCGCGACCGGCAGAACGTAGGGACCGAGCACGGTGGCATCGGTCATGTGGACGTACATATTGACGCCGACGATCTCGAAATGGTCGATGCCGGCCGCCGGATCCGGCCGCGCCTCCTGCGCGATCATGCGCTGCACCAGGTCCCAGAAATTGATGTCGACCTGCGCCGCCGTCAGGTTGAAGCCCTGGCCCGTGCCCCAGCGTGCAAGGTCGTCGGTGCGGTAGGTTTGCGTCACGTCTTTTTCCTCTTAGACATAGACCACCTTGTCAGGATTGAATTTCTTGTTGATCTGGCTCATGGCGAGCGGAAACGCCGCTGCGCTCTCTCGCGTCAGTGTCCAGGTCACACCGTCCTCGGATCGCCAGACCTGGTTGTTGGCCCGGCCCGGCCCGGAGCCGCCGGCGCCGATCAGAAAGAACCCGCCGCTTTTGTCCCGTGTCTTGACGAAGGTCGAGCAATAGGAACTGCTGAAGTACTGAACCATAGCGGCGTAATTGAACGTTGACGGCGGCCCCAGTAATTTGTTCGTCCAGATCACGCCGTCGGGTGACGTGGCGACACTGCTTGCGATGACGTAGTAAGGCCAATTGATATTGGGATCGATGTGGCCGGGGTTGAGTGCATTGGCGTTGTTGTTGAGATTGTTGTTCTTGTAGAGCGCCGGCGCCACGAACAATCCCAGCTTGTCGCTGAAGCACACGGTCGACGCGCCGCCGGAATCGTTGGCGATATCCGTCGATGGATGGGTCGGGAAATTGTCGGTGCCGTAGCCTTCCGACAGATCGAATTTCGGCGTCCACCTGATGCCGTCACTTGAGACCGACGACATGAAATTTTTGTCGAATGCGGTGGAGGTTTGGATGTCGTCGCCGGCCTCCGCGGTGTGGATGGTGTACTTGAAACGATAACCGCGCGTGAACGATCCGGTCGTGACATAGCGCTTGTTCTTCTTGTCGTAGGCGACCGATCCGCCGATCGGATCGGGCTGGTTGGCGCCCGCGCCATCCGGATTGCAGACCGACGAAGCGTCGACACCCACAAACGGGTTGACGCCATAACTGAATATCTGTCCGTCGAACGAGACGGCCATGTGGACGTTGTTGGCATCCTCGGCCAGATACTGGATGAAGAAAGCGTCCCCAGCAAAGCCGCAGGAAAATGCGCCGGCGTTATGGTAACTCGGGAAGGTGCCGATCGTCGTCCACTCCATCACACCCACGTTGTTCAGCACCCCGCGCCGGATAGAGTTGTCGGTGCCGCCGAACCAGTTGCCGTCGACCACGATGAAACAGGCCGGCGATGCCGGTGGCCCATCCTTCGGCTTGCCGAATGCGACCAGGTGATAGCCGTTGCCGATCACGGTCTTGCCCAGCCCCGAGGATCCGCCAAAGCTGTCCGCGCCGAACTGCTCGATGTCGAATTCCAGACCGTCCTTGGTGGATATGGTCAGCGTCGGTGCGCCGAAGCCGCCGTTTGGCATCCCGATCGCGACCTGCTTCAGCGGTGCGAACTGACAGTTGACGATGGCCTGGAACGGATCGAGCGCCCATGGCGGATCGAAGCCATGCACCGGATTGACCGGCCCCTCCGCCTTGTCGGTAATGGTGAGGTAGTGCGAATTCTTCAGGCTGAACTGCACGCCCTGGTTCTTGCCCTCATCCTCCTTGCGACCGGATTGATCGAACGTGTACGAGACATACTGCACCTCGATGAACTGATCCTTGTCCTCCTTCGAGGTGTCGTTTACGTCGACAAAATCATACTGGTCGGAGGCGACGACATAGGCTTTCAGCGAAGAGTCGGCGGCCGTGGCCGCGTCGACCTTGTCGTCGATCTTGGTGTCGCGGTGAAAGCAGCGCCGCGCCTCCACCATGCGCACCTGATTGTCGGCCGAGGTGCGATTTCCCCGCCGCACGCCGAGCCGGTTGACGTCAGTGGTCTCGTTCCAGGCCATTTCGATGATGGTCCGGACCGGGATCCATTCCTCCGGATCCTCCTGGTCCTCCTCGTCCGGCGAACAGATCTTCAAGGTACCTTCGGCGCGCGCCGGGTTGCCTTCCTCGCTGTAGTCGGCGCCTTCCGGGTCATCCATCCAATGAAGCCGGCGATAGATGCCCTGGAATTGCCCACTAGGCGCTTTGGTGCTGATGCGGAAGATGTCGACCCGCTCGATGTCGAGCCAGATATCCTGCAGCACTTCTTTCTGTTTGTTGGTGCCGAAGATCCGGACGGTGTGCGAGGCGCGAATGTCGTTGTCGGAAAACCCCATTCACCGCCCCGGAACGCTCGAACCCATCGGCGAGCCGATGATGCCCTGGCCGAACTTGCCGACGAACTGGCTGTGATGGGCACCGGCGAGCGGCGTCTTGCGCTCGGTCTCATACTTGGTCATATAATGGGTTTCAGTGAAGTTATAGCTGCCCTGCAGCACCTTGCCCGATGCGCTGCGCCCGATGCGCAGGATCACGTTTGGGACACCGATCTGTCCCGGCTGATAATAGGTCTGCGCCGGCGTGATCTCGCCGCTCTGGAACGGCCTGACCAGGCTTTCTAATTCCCCGCTCATACCGCACCCGATTGCAGGTCGATCCCCATCGGCACCGAGAGATCGGAAAACCTGACGTTATAGACCTTATTGAACGGCCCGCCGTTGACAGGCTTGAACTGGAATTCCTGCCACGACGGATTTTCTTTCAGCATCTTCGGCAGCGAATTGGCCTGCAACAGCGTGATCTGCTGTTGCCGCCGGTATTGCGCATCGAGCGGCGTTAAGCCATCCAGCCTCGACAGTGGCTGTTGCGCCAGGTTTGCGGCGTCCGCCATCGCCGTCAGCGCCGCTTCGGAAACATCCGCACCCTCATGCCAGACATCGATCGCCGTGATCATGTCCCGCGTCAGCGGGAACGTCAGCCCGTCGTCAACAACGGTATAGGCCGGCGGCGCATAGCCGAGGTCGGTGGTGCCTGGCAGCACGATGGTTGCATTGTCAAACCATTGATAGCCGTCATCGACATAGCCGGCAGCCACATAGGAAGGATCACCTTCCACTTCCTCGACCGCGTTGCCCTTCCCCGCGCAGCAGGCGATCGTCACCCGGCAGCCGGCGACGCCGCTATCGCTGACGGATAATTCCGCGCCCTTGATCTTGCCGAGCGCCACCCCGCCGGCAATGCGCGGATCGTGAAGCGTGGCGGTCTTGCGGGTCGAGACGCTAACGCCGCGACCATAGTCGCAATCGAATGCGACCTCGATGCAGCGCGCGCGATACAGCAGTTTAGCCCGCACCAAAGCCGCCAGATATTCCAGGCTTTGCCGGCCGCGGTCGGTGGCAAAATAGGTCGCAGTGTGGACGTCGCCCGGTATGCCGCCGGCCGGAATGATGCCGCTTCCGATTGATGTCCATGTCACCGAGCCGTCGCTCGTGGTGGCGTGCAGCGTCTCATCGAACGGCGGGATCAGGTATAGCGCGCCAGTCGTGCCCGACGTCGTCGCCATGAAATGCGCGGTACCCGATGGCAGCGACATGCCGAGCGATGTCCACTGCGACGAACCGGCAGCGGTGACCGTTCCCCATGTGGTGGAAAATGCCGGGCTGGCATTGGCCGGGATCTCGCCGGCGAGCGTGCAAACCTGGAACGAGCCGTTGGCGGCCTGCACGATCTGCCCTTCCGAAACCGATAGCCCAACTTGCGGAAACACATGCGTGCCCGGCAGCATCAGGGTTCCGAACGCCACATAGAACGGCCGGCTCGGCAGGATGATCGCTCCGGCGGCAACGTGCGAGATCGCAGTCCAGTCCGTGGCGTTCTCCGGCGGCGTGGCGGCGCCGAGCGACGACCATGTCACGCTGCCGTCGACCGTGGTCACGCCTTCGATGTCGGAAAAGTCCGGCGCGACCGTGCCAGCGGTGCCTGCGGTGGTGCAGACCTGCGCGCTCTTTCCTCCCGGCAGGCTGGGGTTGTCCGGAAAGATGATCTGGCCGACAGCGACCGCCGTCCCGGCGATGCTGTTCCAGTTCAACAGGTCGAGGATCGGCACCCCGACGTCGGCGCCGGATCGCGTCATCACTTCCGAGTTCTGTGACAATTCCGGCTGCGTCAGGACGGCTTGCGTGTCGGCCGCCACCCGGAAGATCACCCGCTCGGTTCGCGCCCGCGTCGCGTTGTATTGCAACACCAGGGAGGCTGCCACCGACCAGCCCATGATGTAGCCGGTGGTCTCTTCATAGTGCAGCGGGATGTTAACCGGCGCCGGATCGCCGTTGCCGTCGACCGCGAACGGATCCATGAAGCCGGGCTGCGATTTCCAGGTCAGCACCTTTTCCTTGTAGATGCTGCCGCCCATCGGCATCGAATAGCTGCTGCTCTGGCTCAGCGTGTCGCCGTCCGAATGCTCCTTTTCGTTGTTGGTCCATGATGACGAATAGCTGACGGTGGTCGATACCGCCGCGCCCGCGGTGTCGAAAGCATCGCTGAAGTAGACCTTGTAGCCGCCGCCGATATCGGTCTGCGCTTTCGGCCAGTCCGAGATGATACCGTCGCCGCCGATGCCGGTGAACTTGCGGTAGCCATTGGTCGCGTCGACGATGCCGCGCGCGCTTTGCGTCCACGACACCGAGGCGTCCATCAGGATCGCGGTGGCCGGCGGTTGGCCGATCGTCATTTGCATGGCGTCATAGAAATGATCGTCGGCGGTGAAGTCCAGATTGCTGTCGCCGGTGATGATGTCGTTGGCGGTGACCTCATGCGTCACCGGATCGACATCCCAGACCTTGGCCCAGGCTTCCAGAATGCTGTTGGGATCGTCGCGCTGTCCGACGTCGATGAACACCGGATCGTAGAACGGCGACACCTTCAGCGTCTCGGCGACGCGCTGCACCCGCTGTTTGTAGTCGAGGGGATCGGCGACCAACTGCAGCTTGATCACTTCCTCGAAAATCTCTGCCGGCGTGCCGACGACGCGGCCGAAGAACAGCGGCACGATCGCACTGCCATTGTCCCAGGCAAACCAGGCCCAGTATTTTCGCGCCGGATTGAGGATGCCGATATGCGGGTTCTGGATCTCGATCTCGAGCAGCGGCTTCTCGCCCTCGGCCAGGATCCGCTTGGCCGCGAAGATGTATTCATCCATGCGGTGGTGGCTGACGTCGAAGGTGATCTCGTCCGGCTCGACCCAGGCAAAATAGAACGGCCCCGCGATCGGCATGTCAGATTTCCCTTAAAGAAATCTGCCATTGATAGTCGTGCGCGTATTCGTCCATCGATTGATTGTAGTCCGTCACCATGAATGCGATCTGCGGATAATAGTAAGTGAAGCCGTCCGGCGTGGTGCGCGGCGTGGTTCCCGGCACAACGGTGCGGCCGGCCGAGCCGCCACTCGTCACATAGGCCAGTTCGCAAACGCAATTCACCAGCACCGCCTGCCCTGGCCAGATGCCGTCGAACCGCGGTGCCTGCTGGTCGGTGCAGGAGATCACGCTTTCATATTTCTGCATCTGGACAAGTCCGAGCCAGCGCAACTCGCCGTTGACGGTGCGGCGTGGCGTTGGCTTGGCTTCGGAAACCGGCGTCAGTGTCTGCGTCAACCCGCGCGCGCTATACAGCGGCACGCCGATCGGCGACATCACCAGCAGGGTAAAGTTATTGTCGGCGCCGATCGTCATCCGACGAAGCCCGGCTTCCGCCCGGTCGAGGTCATCCGCCTGGTGACCGCCAGCCGCGACAATTGATCGACCGCGCTCGCACCGGCCATCAGCCTCACCGAGCCGTGGTCGGTGCGAAGATCCACCGTGCCGAGATGCCCGACCAGGCCGCCATCGGCAAACCGCGGCAGTCCCGGCACGACACCGCCGAGCGCAAACCGTCCGATGCCGGACCCGTGCCGCAGTGCTTCCAGCAATGCCAGCACGCCTGGCTGCCGCACCACCGAGGCCGGCATGATGTGCTCGCCACGCGAGACCCAGGCAAGATTGCTGTCCGACGTGCCGCTGCCGCTGCCGCCGATTAGTCCACCGAGCGCGTGCCCAGGCGCCGGTTCGGGACCGCCAGGCGTGCCGCCGCCGCCGGTGGGGCTTGTCGCGCCGAGCTCGCCGATCTTCTTGATCAGCTCGTCGATCTGCTTGATGCTGACATCGACCGACGTCGACACATAGTCCGAATACAGGGTCCACATCTTGCCAAGCTCGCCGACGTCGCCGGTGGTCTTGAAGCGATCCCACGCCGCCATGAACTTGTTGTTGGACTGTTCGTAGGAGTTGGCCGCGTTGGCCCACGACTGCGACAGCGTATCCACGACCTTGTCGAACTGCTCGGCTGTCAGGCTGCCGGTGCGCAGGCTCTGCACCACCTCGGTGCCGAGCTTGTCGCCCAGCACGGCTGCCGCCGTTGCGTTACGCTGCAGCCCGTCCGGCATTTTCTCCAGCGCCGCGATTGTCCCCTTCGCCGCTGCCGTCATGTCGGTGGTAGCGCCGATCATGTCGCGGATTTTCGTGACCGGGCTCTCCGGGATGTTGGTCGCGCCGAGTTTTTCCAGCGCCGCGCGCGCCGCATCAGCCGCCGGGCCGACGCCCTGCACCGCCTCGGTCAGCACGTTCCATGCGGCGCTGCCGAGCCCGGTGCCGGGACGATCCTGGATCGTCTTGAGGGCCTGGTTGACCTTGTCGACCTTGGCCTGCTCCATGATGTTGGCGAGCTTCTGGATGCCATCGCTGGCCGCGCCCGCCGAGATGCCGGCCCGCTTCAGGGTCTCGCTGATCTTGTCGAATGTTTCGATCGAGACCCCGGCCTTGATCGCGGCAGTGTCGATCTTGTTGATCGCTTCCGCCGCGCTGGTTGCCGCCTTGTACAGCGTGGTGCCAATCGCAACGGCCAGCGCGAGGACCGGGCCGGCAGCCGCAGTCACCGTGGTCGCCAGAGTGGCAAACCCGGCCTCCAGCGACTGCACCACGCCGACCAGGCTTTCGAGCTTCGTGGCCTGCGCCACCGCAGCGGTGATCTTGTTCAGTGCGTCGACGCCTGTGATGCCCATGTCCTTGAGCTTCTGCGTCACCTCTTCGGGTTTCAGGTTCTTCAAGCCGCCGGTCTTTGCGGCCTCCGCGGCAATTTTCTGAAACGCCTTCTGGCCTTCCTCGCCAATGTCGGCGAGTTGCTTCTGGATCTCCTTGCCGCCTTCCAGCGCGATCGTGATCGAGAGTTTTTCGGCCATTATTTATCCTTGAAATTCCGAATGAAGAATTCGGCCATACGCTTGAGGTTTTTCTGCACGATCTCGGTGATGTGGAAAACTTTCTTGATGGTGACGGACGGCACGCCGACATAGAGCGGCTTGCGGTGGCGGTCATGGTCGGCGGCGTCGAACAGCATCGGATGGCCGTTGATGGTCGCCGAGACCAGTTTTTTGCCAGACTTCGAAGGTGCCGGCCCGGCGCGCGTGGTCGGGATCCACAACAGCGGCTTGCCGGAAATCGTCGCGCCGTGCTCGAACACGCCGGCGATGCCGTAGCGGTGGAAGATCGTGGCCTGCGCATTCAGCGATGCCGCCTGGTCCTTCTTCGCGCCCTTGGTGCGGTACTGTAGCCCCTGCTGCCAGTTGGCGCGGAAGTTCGGCCCTGCCGCGGCGATGTCCTTGCGCCCTTCCTGCACCGAGGCGGCGGCGACCTCGCGCAACGCGGCGACCGCGGCCTCGGCGACCGGTTTCTGCTTGTCGCGGATCGCCTGCAGCCATGCCGGCAGATCGGCGGTCACCTTGAACTCGGCCATTTAATTAATGTTAATCCTTCGGCTAGTTGCTTGGTAGGTCAGATTGGTTCTATGCTGACTATCGGCCCCGGCAGGTTCACCATTTTCATTAGACACCATCCGCCCAACCCCTCGGGGTCGCGGTTGGTCAGGCGGCGCGATCCATCCCTGCCGGGGCGGGTCGCGCTGCCGTTTGTCTGGGGAATAAAATGGCATTTTTCTTCTTTTGGATTGCATTCTCTATCGCCGTTGGCATGTTTGCCAGCGTACGACGCAACCGCAATGGATTCGGCTGGCTAATCCTCTCCATGATCATCTCACCGCTACTGGCTGGCATCTTCATTTCCATTTTGAAGGAACGGCCGGCACGTTTGGCCTCAGACAGACGAATGAAGAACTTTTTCTGGCCAACTATGGCCATCTGGCTAGTCGTATTAATCATTGGACTCCTCGGCTTGATAGCATCGAACATGAAGCAACAAACTCATCAGGCCCAGGCATCCATCACCCGCTCAACTCCTTGAGCACCTTCTCGATCGACTTCTGATCGCCCTGGCTACCTATCGCCGCCACCAGCAGCGCGTCCGCCCGCTCGATGCGGTCGATCTGTTCGGAGAATTCCAGATAGGCCGCGACCTGCCGCGGCGTCAGGCTCATTGCATAGTCGGGAGGGAAGCCTCGTCGGATGATGGCGGTGATGCCGATGGCGATGGTTTCAAGCGCACCTTGACGGGTTTTGGCACGTCGAGCGCCCCGCTCATCATGATTGCCATTGATTCCATGATGGCGGCTAATCCGTTTGGGAATGTCAGCCGATAAATGGCCATGACCAGTTTCAACTGATCTTCCGGCAGGAAGCTCCCTGCAATTTCCTCGGCTTTCTCGTCGCCAATATGGCCACAGCCTGCGGCGATGATCGGCCCGATCGCGGTGCCGAACTGCCCGATCAGTCGCGGCACGATATTGTCGCCGCCGCCGAGCAGCATCACCAGCGCCGGAAACCGCGCCGCGATCGAGGCAATCGCATTGCCGTTGAGCCCGCGCACCACCAACCGCTCGCCGCTCGAAAGCTTGACCGCCTCGACCGCGGTGGCCGGCGCAATGTCCAGAAGATCTGCCATTGGTTACCTCGCGTTACCAGCCAGCAATCCACGTCAAGGTGAAGGTCGCACCGGTGCCCGTGCCGCTGGTCGAGACTTGCGCCACCGGGTTGGCCGGCGGCGTTGCGGTGGAGGGAATGCTGCCGGGATTGGTGATGGTCGCCGTCGCGACCGCAGTCGATGTCAGCGTGGCAACGGTGAGAACGACACCGTTCCCCAACGAGATCGTGTTGCCGACCGCATAGGCCGTGCCGCCTGCTGCGACCACCGCAACGCTGACTTTCTTGTATGGAATGTCATGGATGGTCCAGAGCCCGAACTCGCCGGTAGAGCCCGCCTGCACCTCGGCCTCGATTTCGATTTTGGAGAAGTCATCGGCGTCAGTAATAAAGCTGAAGTCGCCCGACGGGACGAACGAGACCGTGGCAATGAAGTCGACGTTCTGGCCGATCGCGTTGGTGCCGACCACCTTGATATCGCCGGTGAACACGGTTTTTTTCAACCCGCTCAGCACGATCTGGCCGGGCGTGGTGGCATCTATCGTGGCCAGCGCGAACAGCGAAAGATTGTTGCCAGTGATCTCGTCGAGGGTGAACTTGACGCTGGCGCCGACCGTGGTAACCGCGGTGAAGTCCTTGGTCTTGACACCGGTCCTTGAGGAGAAGTGTTCGAGCTTGTCGATCTTCGGCGTGTAGAGAAAGGACGGCGCGTTGCCGAGGTCGATAAAGGTCGACGTCCCGGTTTCCTTGAATGAGACTATTCCTTTGCCGATGTGATAGTTGGCGACGTTGGCTGACGTTGGCATGGTGGTGTTTCTCCTGTCAGAGGTCGGCTGGTTTCAGCGGATACTTGAACGTGAACTTCATCTGCAGCGCGCCGTACTGCTTTTCGGCCCAGCCAACCGATGTCTCGCAGCCGATATAGCTGATCTTGCCGTTAGTCCCGGTCTGCGCGTTGAGCACAGCATCGGACAGCACCAGCTTCATTAGATCGACCCGGAACGTGGTGAGGTCACTTCCGATCTCGCTGGATTGCTCGACGATCTGGATCTCCGGCGACATCTCCACCAGCAGTGGCCGGCCCGATGGCCGCGATCCATCATTGCCGGCAACCACATCCTCATCGCCGTCGAGCACCAGCGCCGCCGGCATCTGGTCGTCGGTGATGTCGGTATTGTTGCGATGGACCGAGCGCATGTTCGGCACGGAAGCCACAACCTCGACCAGCCGCGCCAGGATGTTTTCGCGAATGTCAGTCATCGGTGGCTTTCAGCAGGAACCGCACCTCGCCCTGATCCTCGCCGTTCGGACTGCCGCGCAGTTCATAGGAACGCACGATCCAGTCGCCGCCATTGAATGTCAGCGCCGCGTCCTGCCAGTCGTCGCGCGTGATCCCGGCCGCCACCAGTTCCGGGATGCGCGCAAACGCGCCCGGCCCCATGCCGCGCACATCCGCCGATGCACCCGCCGGCAACTGCTTTGGCCTGGTGTCGTCGATCACGGTCAGCGACGCCTCGATCTCGCCCTGGATGAACGTGGCCGGCACACCGATCGCGGCATAGACGGGATCGTAGAGCGCTATGCTGTAGTCGATCGTCATACGTATTGCCGGCGGAACAGGTCGATCGACTCCGCCACCGATTGCGACATGCCATAGGTCGAGTTCAGCGGTTCGGAAAAATACGCAACGCGGGTGTCGCCGTGAGCCAGTTCACGCACAGATGGATCGCGCGACGAATAGGCCCGCCGCTGCCGCACCGACTCGATCACCGCGCTTTGCAGCGTCGCGGGTGCTGCGTCCGGCAGATCATAGCCGCCGGAATACTGCGCCACGATCCGGCCGGACCACAGACCGGAATGCGGCCACAACAGGCCAGATGCCGCGTTGAGATCGTAATCGGCCGGATCGATGTCGGTACCGTCGATCGAAAGCGACACAATCTCGGTCACCGGATATTGCATCAGCACCAGCGGGATCGGCTGCGGCGAGGTGCCGAACGATCGCGCCTGCGGGCACAGCCGGTTGCTGGCATTGAAGGCAAAGGTTTCCTCGACCTCGACCAGCGCCAGGATCCGGTCGCAATATTCCGCGATCTGTTTCGACAGCCGGGTGATGCGCGCCTGCAGCGCCGCGTTCTCGGCAGTCCCCGCGATGCCGAGTTCGAGCTTGAGGTCGTCGAGCGTGATCAGGTCGGTCTCGATGTTGGTCATCGGCTGCAGGACCAGGAAAGAATGACCCCAGGCGCCGCTCATGCCACCGCCTCCTGGTAGTAGCGCTCGATGGCCGGCAGCAGATCGCACGTCAGCCTGGTGCCGTCCGAAAGATGAAACACCACATCGTAATCGACCATCACGGCCTTGACGACCGACACCCCCGGCAGACCTTGCGGCCCCGACATTCCACGCTCGCCCCGCTCGCCTTTTTCACCGCGGTCGCCCGGCTTGCCCTTGACGCCCTTGGCGCCGAGCATCCAGCCATCGCCCGGCAACGGCCCAGGGTCATCCCTGACCGCGCGCCACTCCGAGCCGTTGAAGGCGACCACATCCATTGACCGATAGGCCTCGGATGGGCTGTAGAGCCCACAGGCGCGTCCTGGATAGCCGGACTCTCCGGCATCGCCCTTCTCACCAATCGCGCCACGCTCGCCCTCCGGCCCCGTAGCGCCCCGTTCTCCAGGCACGCCACGATCACCAACCGGTCCAGGCAAACCATGCAATCCGTCGCGTCCGTCGCGGCCAGGTTCTCCCGATTTCCCAGGCTCGCCGGGAGGACCGATCGGCCCAGGTTTGCCGGGAGATCCGGCCGAACCAGTCTCGCCGCGCTCCCCCGTTGGGCCAGGCTGGCGCAATAGTTCGGCCAGCTCGTCGAACCTGGCCTGCAATGCAACGCGCGCGCTGCGTTCCTCAGCCACCAACTCACCGGCAGCGTCAATGATCGCCTGATAGTCAAGCTGCATGACGATCCCTCGCCTGCCTCATTAAACCCAGCGCATATGCCTTCTGCTCGGCCGGATTGGCTGCCGGTGGCTTCGCCTGGTCGGTCGGGGGTGTCGGCGGTGCAGGTTTCGGCGGCTGCGATTGCGGCGCCTCGAACGAGAGCGGCACCATCTGCTGTTGCACGCGAGGTTCGTCACCCTTCTTCGCCGCAGCCAGGCCCATGATCCGACGCGCATCGTTCGGCGCGTGGATGCCGGCTTGCACCGATCGAGCCAAGCCGTCGATCTGATCCTTGAACATCGAGCGCAGCAGCGCGCTGGTGTCGAATTCGGTCCATTCCCTGCCCGCCGGCAACGCCGACAGGCCGATGAAAGCGTCGATCGCCTGCTCGATATGGTTGATGACGAAGCCCAGCCCCGAGGCGAGCCATTCCGCCATCATCGCCTCGGTGGTTTTCTGCGTGGCGGTGTCGTGGATGCCGAGCAGGATCCCCGGTACGCCGAACACCGCGGCGATCTTCTGGTCGGTCAGTTTCTGCTGTTCGACGATCTGCGCATCCTCGGCCGAGATCGAGATCGGCTGGAACTTGAGCCCGTGGGTCAGGATCGGCACGCCGCCGGCGTTCATCCCCTTGGCCTGCTCGTTCCAGCGCGCGCGCAGCGCCTCAACGTCCGGCTGTTTGATCTGCAGGTCGGTGGTCAGCACGCCGGATGGCCGGCTCATGTTGTTGGCGAACGTCGTGGTGGAATTGTACATCGAAGAGTAGGCGGCGACTTCCGGCGCCAGCGCCGACAGCCAGGTCTCGCCGATCAGCGGATTGCGCCTGGTGTCGAGCTTGACATGCAGCACGTCGCGCGCCGGTATCACCAGCGAATTTTCGGCAAGGCTGATCATGTTAACCAGCGGGTTGATGCCGATCTCGTAAAAGATTTCGGAAAATACCTGACCCTCGATCCTGATCTCGCGCACCCGGCAGGAACGCGGATCGGTCCAGTGCAGCGCCTCGACTTCCTGGCGATCGTTGCGCTGCGCGATCCAGTAGGAATTGCCGGTGTAGAGCAGTGAGCGGATCAGGTGCACCAGAAAATCGGACGGTGTCTGGTAGGAGCTCGGCGCCCGCAACAGCCGCGACAGCGCCGATGTGGTCACCGTCTCGGTGCCGCCATTGCTTCCCTCGCGCTTGTGGTAGCCCGGCAATTGCGCGATGGCGCGGATATAGGCCCAGACGCAGGCCTCGACCGTCGAGCACGACGGCGGCGCCAGTGGATCATAGTCCATCTGCCAATAGTTGAGATATTGCCCCCAGTCATTCGGCAGCACGCCACCCGAGACCGTGTAAGGCCCCGGATGGTAGTTACCCTCGCCGGACGGGTTGGCTTTCTGGCGCGGAGTAATCATCCGCGCCAGCGATTGCATGATCGAGGCCATCAATCAGGACTTGGGCACGTCGCGTGTCTTGTAGTCGGCACCCTCGTCGGGCTTCATGGCCCGCCGTTTTGTAATCCCGCCTTCCGGTGGCGGCGGCGGTTCTTCGTTGAGCGCATCCTGTTGCGCCTGCGCCCAGGCATGCGCCGAATCGAGCGCGGTCTGGCGCTCGGCGTCGTCGAGCGGCGGATGTTCGTGCTCAGGGTCGTACAGCACGGCCGGGTCGACCGCCCAATGGTTGTTGATGGCGGAGTCGGCATCGGCCGCCGTCATCGTCAGGCGGTTGTCGCGGTAAGGCCCGCACAACACCATCACCTGTTTGGTTTCGTCTGCCATTGTCAGCTCCTACCAGGCCGTAATGCCGGAAATGAACTGCACCATGCTGGTGCGGCGCATCGCCCAGGTGACGTACATCGACATCCGGACCGCAACCGCGTCGGTCTGGAACAGCGACCGCATCGGGACTGCGAGGACGCCGGACCCTTGCGTGCCGGTGCCGAGCGCCAGCGGCGTGGTGTCCTCCTCATGCAGCGTGGCATCGGTAGACACCGCAAACCGCGGGCTATCGCCGGTGGCGGTGGCAAAGTCGGCTGCATCGACCGCAATCACCGTGCCGGCGGGGCAGGATTGCGAGACGATGAACCGGGCCTGGAACTTGGCGGATGCCTCGGCCTGGCTGGCGAACAGGAAATCGCCGGTCGTGGTCTGCGCAAAGCCAAGACTGAGTGCCTGCGACGGGTTGAGGATGATGGCAATATCGCGGCCGCCGCCGGCGTTGATGATGGTGCCGATCAGGTTTTTCAGATCCGCCACCATCGCCGACGTTGACGGCGTCAAAACCGACGGCGTCAGTGTCGATAGCCCGTTGAGCAGGCCGGCCGGACGAACGCCGGCGGACGCCGCGACGTTGTCGATCAGATAGGCATCGAGCGCCATCGAGGTGTCGTCACTCATGGCCTGGCGGATGATCTGCTCGATCGACTGCGCCCCATAATTGGCCATCTCCTCGGTGAAGGTCGAGATCACCGACAGCTTGGTCGGCGACAGCGACACCGTGGTGAAGGACGCCCGCTTGACCGGTTTGGCCGAGCCTTCCCCGGTCCAGGCGCCCGCCAGCGTCTTGCTGGTCGTCCTTACCGGGATCTTGAGCACGCCGTTGTTTCCGAAGGTATAGCGCACGCCCATGTTGGCGAGCGGCAGATAGATGCTTTTGGCGATCAGCCGGTCGAGGAACGGCGTGACATCGGTCTGGATCAGTTCCGCCGCCCAGGTCGACACCGTGGTGTTGGCGGGGTTGACCGCGGCGCGCAACACCATGTCGGTGACTTCGGTGTGTTTGCCGCCACCCTTGTACATGTCGCGGAGCGTGCGACCGAGGTCCGGATCGTGCAAGGCCTGCGCCTTGGTCCAGGCCGCGAGTGCCCGGAACTGGTGATCGGAGGCCTCGAGCTTCTTTTGCGGGATCGTCGGCCGCGCCGGATCGCTGGTTTCCCTGGCCTTGACGATCGACGGCGCCATGATCGGCTCGTGCTCGACCGTGCGGGGTGGTTGCGGGGTCTCTGCAACGTTGCCGAACAGGGTCCGCTCGGCCTCCTGGTGACTTTTCAGTTCGGCCCTGGCTTCACCGATCTGCGACGGCAGATCGTCGCGGTAGCGTTTCACCTCGTCCTCGTTCATTTCGGTTTTCGAGGCGAGCTCTTCGTAATTCGCGAGCAAGGCATTCAGCGTCTGCTGCGCGTTCTGGATCTTGTTTGAAATGGTCTCTTGTCTGGACATGGGTGCGCTCTTTCGCGCTTGAGGTGCGAAGGCAGGCTTGCCGGTTTGATCCGCGAAGCTTCGTGCAGACTCGCCGAAGACTTCCGCGACAATTTCGTCAGAGAGGTTGAGGGATTTTGCGATTGCGATCGCGTTCGGGTTTGCCGGCACAGAGACCAGCGAGCATTCGAGCACCTCGCTTTTCGTGAACCGGAACGGCCCGAATTCCTTGTTGGCTTCTTTCGTCAGTGGCTCGCGCGCCAATGGCTTGAAACCGACAGACACGGTGCGCAGGTGACCGCCGCGCACCAGGCCGCGGATGTATTGTCCTTTCGGCCAATGGGTAAAATCGGCCCAGGCAATACTGCCAACCAGTTGATTGCCGACCTGGCGGATGTTGGTCCAGCTGCCGAGTTGTTCGTCCTTGTTGTGATTGTACAGAACAGGCGGCGGCGTCTTGATCCGGTCGAGCTGCCAGCCCTTCGGGTCGATCACGTCGCCCATGCGGTCGATGGTGTCGTCCGACATGACGAATTCATCCGGCTCGCCGCCCGGAGGCGGCGCCGATTTCACGGCATAACGCATGTGGTTGTCCTCTGGTTCGCTAGCTCTCGATCACGACGCCAAACTGGCAGGCCGCGCTCTGCATTATGGGTGCTGCCGCAGTACCCGAGCGCAACTTGACCGCCTTGCAGCAGCGCATCCGGTCCGGATTGAGCATGACCATGGAATTGACCGAAACATTGAACGCGAGTTCGGTTCCTGGCACGCCGTCATGCAGATCGTAAAAGATCGTGCCGTCCGGCGATCCCTGGATGGTGACCAGCGCCGGCGTCCAGGTTGCCGGCATCACCAGGCCGACGATCGCGGTCGCCCCGGTCAGGTCAACGATGGCGGACATCGTGCCCCGCGCGGCAAAGGCGGCCGGACGTACTGAAATCGTCGTCATGATGTTTTCCCTTAACCGATCAGCGCCGCGATGTCGTATTCCGGCGCCGGCGTCGTTACCTTGAGCGCACCGATCGCCATCAGTGCCGCAACGGCGAGATCGATGCGGCCGTTGCCCCGCCGCTTTTCCGGCTTGCGGTTTTGTTGCGGCGTGCCCGCCGGCCCGCGCACCAGCATGGTGTTGGCAATGCACCAGCGCAGCACCGGATGCGCGCCGTGGCGGATCCTCCCCTCGGTACACTCGACCTCGAATGCCGAGATCGCCGGCGTGTAGCTCTTGTAGCCCTGGATGAACGGCTCGAGCGGCAGCGTCACGCCGGTGCGCTCGCAGGCCTGGCGCAGCGCGTTGCTGTTCCAGGTGTCGAACGCGACCGCCACCAGGTTCATGCCCTCGATCGCGGCGGCGATGTCGCCGACGACATAATCATAGTCGATCGCCAACCCTGGAGTAGACCGCAGCGCGCCACCGTTGATCCATGCCGCATAGGGTGCGGCGTCGCGCATCTCGCGGGTCGCAACCGTGCGCCCCGGCGTCCAGGCCAGCGGCTTCAGGTGCACAATCCCGGCGTTGTCCTCGGCCGCCAGTACCATCGCGGTGAGATCGAGCCGGGCCGACAGATCAAGTCCGGCATAGACCGGACGTCCGTCGCGGAAGATCTTTTCGTCGATCGGATCGTTGCCGAGTGCCCACACGCTCGGCGTCACCAGCAGGTCCGGCGCCGCCGAGATCCGTTGATTGCAGCGCAAATTGCGGAACGCGCTCTCGCTCGACGGCAGCCGCCGCGCCTGGCGCGCTTCTTTCAACAGCGTGCCGGCATCGAGGAAAATACCGAATGCCGGATTGCACGCCCGGATCACGTCCTCGTCGAACACGTCGGCATCGACAGGTGCCGCCGTCAGATCGACCACGATCGAGGGATCGACCCCGGCCAGGCCGTCGTCGATCAGTTGCGACAGCGGATGCTCGTCATCCTCGGCCTGCGTCGACAGCACGATGCCGAGCGCGCGCTTGCGCTTGCCCATGCCCGTCGTCAGCGCGTCGAGCAGCCGGCGATCCCGCGTCTGTGCCAGCTCGTCATACGCCCACCAGGACGGTGCCAGGCCGTGGCCACGTCGCGCATCGGCCGACAGCGCTTCATAGACCGAGCCAATGCCTGGCCCCGAAATCACTTCGATGCAGCGCCGTTGCCCGCCGCGGCGGATGTTCACCACCGCTGCGAATTCCGGAACCCGCTCGATGATCGCCGACATCTCGCCGTGCATCAGACTCGACTGCAGCCGGTTCACCGCGGCCGAATAACACTCGCCGCGTTCTTCGGCTTCCGGCCCCAGCAGATGGCAAAGCGCCAGCCCCGAGACCAGCCCGGTCTTGCCATTGCCGCGCGGTTCAGATCTAACCGCAATGCGGACATCGGTCGCCCCATAGATGCGCTCGATGAACCGCCGTTGATTGGGCAACAGTTGCAGCTTCTTCCCGATCAAGATGCCTTTGGTAATCGGCAGAAATTCGAGAAATGCGATCACCCTTTCGACACGCGACAGCCCCTTGCGTTCCCACGGCAGAGATCGCTTGCGCTTGCCCTTCAGACCGGCAGCAGCCTGGCGTTGCAGTGCAGTGGAATTACCCGTCACGAAAGTTCCATTTCAGAATTTGCTTTCTCTGTCGCTGAAAATCCGAAAAATGCGTGCGGAGGGGGGTTGTGGCGGGTGTAGCACCGAAAATC